ACCGAAACTAAACCTGTTGTGCGGTCTAAAGCACCAGCACCGATTAACCCTTTGCGGGCTACGGGCGGTTCGATGGATACCTCAGTAGGCAGTGATGGGGAATTTCACGGAACGTATAGCCAGTGGCGTGAAGCCAGAAAAGCAGGGAAGATTAGGTGATGGGAATCTAATTTTTGATAGGAATTATCATGGCAAACCAACTACTTACCATTAGCAAGATCACCAACGAGGCCTTAATGGTTCTCGAAAACGAATTGACTTTTACAGGTCAAGTCGAGCGCAAATATGACGAGCAATTTGCTGTTGTCGGCGCAAAAATCGGTAACACCGTTAACGTCCGTAAGCCTGGTCGTTTTATCGGCACTACTGGCCCAGCTCTTAACGTTGAAGATTTCAACGAGACTTCTGTGCCTGTTACTTTGTCAACCCAGTTTCACGTTGATACACAGTTTACGACTCAAGACTTGGCATTAAGCCTCGATTCATTTTCGGATCGTGTGCTTAAACCTGCTATCGCAGCGATTGCCAACAAGGTCGATGCTGATGGTCTGACTATGGCTAAAAACGCCACAGCCAATACTGTTGGTACTGCAGGTACAACTCCTAGCGCATTGCTCACCTTTTTGACTGCACAGGCATTTTTGGACAGCGAAGGCGCACCTCGTGATGGTAAGCGTTCTTGCATCATTGAGCCATTTACTTCAGCTTCGATTGTTGACTCGCTCAAAGGCTTGTTTGTTCCGTCGAACGTGATTGCCGATCAGTACAAGAAAGGCATGATGGGTCGTGACTCAGGCGGCATGAACTGGTACATGGATCAGAACGTTGTGAACCAAACCTACGGCAGTTTTGCAGGGACTGGTGCTGTTGCTACGACGACCGCTACGGGCTTTCTGACTAGCGGTTGGGCATCAACATCAACCATTGCTCTGATTGCAACTGGTGCTGTCAGCTTAAACGTTGGCGATACCATCCAGATCGCTGGTGTGTTTGCTGTCAACCCACAGAACCGTGCTGCATACGGCACAAACAAGCTACGCAGCTTTGTTGTGACTACCGCTGCATCAGGTACTGGCGCAACGTTTAACGTAGTGGTTTCGCCTGCTGTCATTACCGCAGGTCAATTCCAAAACGTTTCGATCCCGACCACGTCGGCTACCGCTGCTGTGACTTTCTTTAACAAAACTGGTACTGTTTCGCCGCAAAACATTGTGATGCACAAAAATGCTTTCACTTTGGCTTGTGCTGATTTAGAGCTGCCAGACGGTGTGCATTTCGCAGGTCGTGCCTCTGATAAAGAGCTAGGACTTTCGATCCGTGTTGTCCGTCAGTACACCATCAACAACGATTCGATCCCGACTCGTTTAGATGTACTGTACGGCTGGGCGCCCCTGTATCCCGAACTGGCCTGCCGAGTCGCAGCCTAATTTAGTGGGGGGTAAAAGCCCCCCGTTAATTAAAATCAAAGGAAATTATCATGTCGAATCCAGGCCCAGCAGTCACCATTAGCTCGCATCCACAGGTTGCGGGTACTAACCAAGCGTTGCGTTTGCTTGCATCGTTTCAAGGCGTTAACTGTAACGTTTTGGGCGATACCGTGTTGCCTATCATCAACACAAGCAGCTACAGCGTTTCTAACGTTATCTTTACCAACGCAAGCACAAGCCTAACAACTGCTGCTGCGGGACTGTTTACAGCCCCAGCTGCGGGTGGTACGGGTATTGTTGCAAACGCAGCGTTGTCGGCTCTTTCGGCGGCATCTGTTGTATCGCAACGTTCAGTAGCAAGTACAGCAGCTCAAGCAGGGCAAAATCTCTACTTTAACGTAGCGACTGCTCAAGGTGCTGCGGCAACTTGTGATGTGTTTGTTTATGGCTACGACTTGACGTTTAATTAATTAGTCAAAGCGTTAAGAAAGCCACTCAGTAAATTGGGTGGCTTTTTTTCTTAAAAAAGGATCATCATGGCTTACAACAGTCCATTTTCACCATTCGGGCCAACTTACTTAGTCGGTACGTCATCGGTGCAAGTACAATCAAGTAACGGCAATCAACCCACCAGTTATAGAGTTAAAAATATGCTGGGTACGACACAATACTTTTCATGGTTGCCACCACAGCCTAACAATGCAACACAAAGCATTACTGTGACTGCACCAACAGCGGGTAATCCATCTGCAAACACAATTGGTATGCTGCCGTATTCTGTCGAAATCTTTGGCGGATTACCTGGCAACGCATGGTTTGAAGCTGATGCGGCTGCTGCGTTTGAAATCACAGCAGGAGAGGGACTATGAGTTTGCGAGCCGTATCTTTGGGGACAAGTCCCGCAGTAACAAGCATTACTTCAGACGCTTTTATTCTAAGCTCTGCTGGCATAATTACCGAAGCAACAACGGCTCGCACACTTTCCGCAGGTGATAACGGTAAAGTCATTTACTGTACAAGCGGTTCTGCTACGACAATCACTTGTGCGGCAAGTTTAGGTAAAGGGTTTAGTTGCACAATTATCCAAGGTGGTGCGGGTAAGGTCACAGTCGCAGCTGGCGGTCAGACGCTTGTATCTTATTCGAGCTTGTTCAGTACGATGGGTCAATATGCGGTTGTAAGTGCAATTTGTCCTGTTGCTAATACTTTCCTGCTTGCTGGTAATTTAGGAGTCTAATATGGCAGTCACATTATCCAGTTTGGCAGGCGCAGCTGCACAATTCTTTGATAACAACGGTGTGCCACTTTCAGGTGGATTGATTTATACCTATCTTGCAGGCACTAATACGCCTGCCGCAACGTATACATCAAGCACAGGTTTAATAGCTCATTCAAATCCTATTGTGCTTGATGCAGCAGGGCGCATTGCAACTGGCGAGGTATGGCTAACGTCAGGAATAGCTTACAAGTTTATTGTTCAAACTTCACTTTTTGTTCAACTCGGCTCATACGACAATATTCCAAGCATTAACGACTTTACATCTATTTATGCTGATCTCGCAAATACAGCAAATCCCGCATTAGGAGATGCTTTAGTTGGGTTTAGACAATCAAACAGTTTGGGAAATTTAACTGGTTCTGTTGGTCGCACCGTTCACCAAAAATTGCAAGAGTCAGTAAGCGTTAAGGATTTTGGTGCTGTCGGTGATGGTGTGACGGACGATACCGTTGCTATTCAAGCTGCTATTGATTATGTCAATCTTAACGGAGAGGGTGAGTTACTATTTCCGTCTGGGAACTACATCATAACCTCTACTCTCATTATTAACCCATTAGGGGCGGATTCAATCGTACGGAATATTAGATTAGTCGGGGCAGGCGGAGATTTAGCAGGCGGGACAGGATTAATATATCAAGGGAATGTTGGTGGTTTGTTAGTAGTCAATAGTCCGTTGTTCTTTTCTTGCGAAGATATAAGTTTCAGAAACAATGTATCTGGGCTGGATTATGTAGTGTTGATTGACGCAGGAAATGAACCACAGCAAACAGGTCGTAACGTTTACTTTAAACGCTGCACGTTTTTGGGAGAATTTAATTCAATAGATACGGCTCAAGCAGATGTATGGGTTATCAACCAAAAAACGGTGTTGTTTGAGCAATGCAGGTGGGCTGGGGTTTCTGGATCAGGCACAGCTTTGCGGATTGGTGATAACGCATCAAGCAATGTTGACAAATTTTTTAGCGGTGCGTGTATTAATACAGATGTTCGCTCAAGCGTGTTTAACAAAGGTATAGATATTCGTAACGCTGGGGCTACTACTATCACAGCAACTCATTTTGATAACCCAGGCGCTGTGGCGGGGACTCCATCTAAGATTTTCTCAACTGGAGATAAGTTGATGGGAGGTGTCACAGTCGATGGTTGCACTTTTCTTGCTACTGCCTCACGTTCTGGACACGGTAGTTACACACCTATTGTGCAAGGTGACGGAGATGAAACTGTAGGCCCAGCGGCTATTGATGCGTTTTCTGTTCCAGCTATGTCAATTAGAAACTGTTTATTTCGAGATGCTTCGGTTGCCGTTCAAGTAACAAAAGGATACTCTAATTTTTTAGCAAATCAATTTACACGAAGATCAGCAGGGGGTGTTGGAATCCAGATTGATGCTGGGGTTGATAGCGTAACCATACAACCAGATAATAATTTTGAATCTCTTGTAGGAGAAGGTGGCACATCCATCTTGGACAACCGGACGCTACCATTTGCTCCGGTAATTGTTGCGGAATCCTTGGCAGCATTTATCACCCTTGTACCTGAAGTAAATACCACAATACTTTCAGCTTCCAATATTAAATTTCGTGGAGGGCTAATACGCATTAATTTTGCAATTACCCTTACAGTAAATGACACTAATTTATATCGAGCGAGGCTTACGGTCGACGGCATTGATGTGCTTAACACGACTGTTCTTAGGACGCTGACATCGGGAGATACTGATGTATTGCAACTTGAACGGATACTGCCACAAATTGCTGCGCCAAGTGGAGCAATAGTGCGATTGCAAGTGCGTCAGTTTGGCTCTGGATCTGGTTCGGTGGTGAATGAGGATAGTCCATCAACGGGCGTTACGTTCTTGCAAATTGAGGAATTGGATTGATAAAGGATTAACATGATCTTAGACTCTTTCAACATTCGACCAGAAGATTGTCGTGAAGATTACAAACCAAAAAAACATTGGTTTGTTCGTTTGTTTGAGGTATTAAAATGATTACTCCTTCATTTGGATTAACAGCAACTGAACGGGTCTTACCAAGGTTTACGCTTGACTGGACAACAGGTTCGCCCCAATCAGGCGTTGATGTTGATCGTGCTGGCGTGGCTACTTATGTAGATTTAAATGGCGTTTTGCAAGATGCTTCTGCTGACACGCAACGAATTAATTATTCAACAGGTATAGCGGGTTTATTGGTAGAAGAAGCAAGAACAAATGGCTTGCCCAACAATACAATGCAAGGTGCTGTTGTTGGTACGCCAGGAACGATACCTACAAACTGGAGTCTAATTCCTCAAGGGCTTACTCAAGAAATTGTGGCAGTAGATACTGTAAATGGTGTTCAATATATCGACATTAAATTATCGGGGACAACTACGGCGACAAATCCAAATATTTTATTTGTTGGCACTACAACAGTAGCGGCTTTGATTGGCCAAACATGGACAAGTTCGTTTTACCTTGCTGTTGTCGGAGGTAGCTTAACAAACATTACTGCTGTTCTTCATGTTATTAGTGAACGTAGCGCCGTTGGTACTTTAGTCGCTAATAAAAATGGTACAAACATCGGAGCAACTGGGGTTTTAACCAGATCATCTTTTTCAACAACTTTAACAGGTGTAACAACCGCATTTATTTATAGCGCGGTACGCCTATCAATCACATCAGGTGTTGCGGTTGACGTTACATTGCGTATTGGTTTGCCACAACTAGAGCAAGGCGAATTTGCTACAAGCGTTATTAAAACCAGCACGGTTGCTGTCACCCGTAACGCTGACGTAGCAACAATAACGGGGACAAACTTTAGTGATTGGTACATCGCAGGTGCTGGCGGCGTAGTTGTTCGTGTGTTGCCTTCTACCGTTTCAGGCACTCGGCCTGCTTTGCAATTTGACGATGCGACTGCTGATGAAGTGATTGCTTTGCGTGGTAACACAACAAACCCTGAGCTGCTAATTGTTAATGGTGGTTCACCACAAGCGCAAATTGACGCTGGCACTATCTCTGCAAACACAGCTTACAACCTTGGTGCGGCATGGAACACAGATAATTGTGCAGCTGCTGTAAACGGTGGTGCTGCGGTTACAGACACCTCGGCAACGATTCCAACAGTCACACAGGCACTTTTAGGCTCTGACGGTACAAATTATCTAAATGGAAACATTCAGACTTTGCGATATTGGCCTCAACGAATCATTAACGCTGAAGTTCAAGCGTTTTCAAAATAGGCGCATTATGAAAAACCTTGAACATCCCGCATACGCTCTTCTATTCATGGCAATCATTGGTTTGCTCACAGGCAATTGGTTTGCGGGTGCTTGTTTTGGATCTGCGTTTTTTGTGGGCCGAGAACACGCTCAAGCAGAGTATCGGGTAATTCAAAAGTTCTACGATGGTAAACGAGCGAATATGCCTTGGTACGGTGGGTTTGAATCCCGTGGGTGGGATATAAAAAGCATATTAGATTTTGGACTACCAATCATTGTCACAACAATTGCTTTGCTCATTATTAAATTTACGGGCTTAAAATGACAACGCCATTAGATATTATTTCAAGGTCGCTTAAAGATATTGGCGCACTTGAAGCGGGTGAAACTCCTACTGCTGACGCAACACAAGATGCTTTCGAAATGCTCAATGATCTATTGGATCAATGGTCAAATGAAAACATGATGGTGTATTACCAGACTGAGATCATCTTTCCGGTAGTGTCTGGGCAGACTCAGTACACGATTGGCCCAGGCGGTCAGGTCGGCGCAATCTTTACAGGTTCTATTTCCGGTACGACTTTGACCGTGACAGCTATTGCGTCGGGTGCGATTGCTGTCGGGCAGACATTAAGCGGCACAGGGATTACAGCAGGCACAACGATCACGGGCTTTTTAACGGGCGCAGGCGGCAACGTTAACGAGATTGGTACTTACACAGTCAGCCTATCGCAAACGGCGGCTAGTACGTCTATAAACGCTTATTATCAACGTCCTACAAGCATTAACTCTGCGTTTGTCAGAATCAACACAAACTCTAATGGTGTGCCAATCATTAACGGGGGTTTAGATTATCCCGTTGCGGTTTTGGGGATTGACCAGTACGAGATGATTGGATTGAAAACGTTGTCAGGCCCGTGGCCTAAAGCAATTTATTACCAACCAACAGAGCTGCTAGGCAACATCTTTGTATGGCCTAACCCAAGTCAGGGTGAGTTGCACTTATTTTGCGATACACAGTTTGCCAAGTTTATGACGTTGACCAACACGATTAACTTGCCTCCTGGCTTTAATATGTGTCTACGTTGGTGTCTAGCGGAACGGCTCATGCCAATGTACGGAAAGACCAATACCACTCAGATTGCAATGATTAACGCTTTGTCGGCACAATCTAAAGCAACGCTCAAACGCACTAATATGAAGCCTGCACCTGTTGCCCGATACGATGATGTATTGATAACGGGCAAGGCTAAAGATGCTGGTTGGATATTAAGTGGCGGATTTTATTAAGGATTGAAATGACTACTACAACATTTGTTGATGGCGTAACCGTCATTGAAGCACCTTGGTTAAACGATGCAAATAACGTTGTTTACAACGGTATATTTCAAACCAATAACGTGCAACTTGTTACGCCAACGTTAGGAACACCTGCGTCTGGAACGTTGACTAACTGCACAGGTTTGCCTGTAGCGTCGGGGGTTTCAGGTCTAGGTACAGGTGTTGCTACCTTTCTAACAACTCCATCAAGTGCAAACTTGCGAGCTGCGTTAACAGATGAAACTGGCACGGGTTCAGCGGTGTTTGCTACCGCACCAACAATTACAACGCCAACATTGACAGCACCTGTTTTAGGCACGGTTGCATCAGGCAATATCTCAGCGTGTACTAGTACTTCTATGGTGATGGTTACGCCAGTATTGGGTGCTGCAACTGGTACTAGTTTAAATACTACTGGCAACCAAACCATTACTGGCGCAGGTAAACAAGGCTACGCCACAGGTTCAGGCGGTGCTGTTGTTCAATCAAGTAGCAAATCAACGGGTGTCACGTTAGATAAGTCAAACGGTCAGATTACGATGGATGCTGCTAGTCTTTCGGCGGCAACAGTTGTTTCGTTTACGCTAACAAACAGCACAATTGAGGCTGGCGATATTATCGTAATGAACCATATATCAGGCGGCACATTAGGGGCATATATATTTAATGCTTCCACGGCGGCTGGGTCAGCATCAATTAATGTAAGCAATTGGACTGCTGGCGCACTTGCTGAAGCTGTTGTGATTCGATTCGCTGTGATTAAAGTTGTAAGCGCATAAGGGGTCGAAATGCCTGATTTTGGGTTTGTTGGGCCAAGCTACGAAGCACCTAGTATCTATCAAGATGCACAGGAATGTATTAACTTTTTTCCTGAAATTGACCCAATGAAGCCAAAAGAGGAACGAGGCGTTATTGCCTTGTATCCTACGGCGGGGCTTGTTCAACGAACACAGTTAGCAAATGCACCAGTTCGAGGGATGCGAGCATTATCTGGTGGACAGTATTTAATTGCAGTTGCAGGTGCAAATGTTTATTCAATCAATACATCTTGGCAGGCTACTTTAATCGGTACGCTTACCACAACCACAAATCCCGTATCCATTACCGACAACATAATGACGGGTAGTGGACTTACGGCTTATCTTGTCGACGGTGTAAACAGATATACATGGATTGCAGCAACTAATACGTTTGCGATTTTACCAGCCACAGACGGGGCATGGCAAGGGGCTACGATTTGCGACACAATTGATGGGTACGTTGTCTACAATCAACCAGGCACACAAAACTGGGCAAACACAGACTTAGATTCTCGATTATCTACTGCGGCGTTATACGGATCAAAAAATGGCGCACCTGATCCTATTGTTAGTTTGATTTGCGATCATCGACAAGTTTATTTGCTTGGCGAAAAGACTACGGAAACATGGGTAGACGTTGGCGGCACAATACCGTCGATTACAACTTTTCCGTTTCAAAGAATTAGCGGCGCAATGATGCAACACGGCGTTGCTGCACCGTTTTCAGTAGCTCGATTTGACGAATCAATTATGTTTGTTGGTCGTGATGATCGAGGGACTGCCACGATTGGCATGATTCAAGGTTATCAGTACATTCGACTATCAACTCATGCGGTTGAAAATACTTTGCAAGATGTTTACGTTGGAGACGCTATAGCCTTTACGCAGCAGCTCATGGGACATGAAATGTACGTTGTTACATTTCCAACTGCTGACTTAACGTGGGTTTTTGATTATTCAACTAAGCTCTGGCACAAGTGGCTGTCTTGGGAAAACGGTGAGTTTCATCGTCACAGGGCTAATTGCGGTGCTTTCTTTAATGGTGAAAACCTTGTTGGTGACTATGAAAACGGGTCAATTTACGAAGTTAACCTAGAGGTTTACACAGATAACGGCAACACAATTCGTCGAGTGCGGCGTTGCCCACATTTAGTATCTGACTTGCAAAGGTTTTATTTTCACGAATTACAGATTCAGTTTCAGCCTGGCGTTGGTTTAGTAAATAATATAAATCCCTATGCGGCAATTGCAGGGGTAGCGGTTGCTGGCGTTGCTATTGTCGGAACAGGAATATTTACCTCTGGCGTTGACCCACAAGCTATGTTGCGTTGGTCAAATGACGGTGGATCGACTTATTCAAACGAGCATTGGACAAGCATTGGACAGATTGGCGCATATAAGAATCGTGCAATGTGGCGCAGATTAGGTTACGCACGAGATCGAATCTTTGAAGTTGTGGTGACTGATCCGGTTAAGGCTGTGATTGTGAGTGCTAATTTAAAAGCCTCTAGTGGTGACAACTAATGGCTAATATTATCTTTCCGCAAAGCCCATTTTTAGATCCTATGGGCAGACCTGCAAGAGAATGGACGCAATGGCTGCAAAACCCTGACGTTCAAACACTTACGGCTGCTACTCTTAATGTTTCAAATGTAGTTTTGGATTTGCCGTTAGATGTTCAGTACGGGGGAACAGGTTTATCGACAATCCCTACAAATGGTCAATTATTGATCGGTAATGGTACGGATTACACTTTAAGCACATTAACGGCGGGTACTGGGTTAACGATTACAAACGCTGCTGGGTCAATTACGCCTAGAATTACAAACACAGGTGTCACGGCTGGCTCTTACGGTTCTGCATCGTCTGTTACGACTTTAACTGTAAACGCTCAAGGTCAATTGACGGTTGCGGGATCAGTAGCGATTGCAATTGCTGCAAGTCAGATTACCAGCGGCACGATTGCATCGGCTCGTATCTCAGGCTCGTATACAGGCATCACAGGCGTTGGAACGCTGACTGTTGGTACATGGAACGCCACAACAATCGGCACGGTCTACGGTGGCACAGGACTAACCAGTTACGCTACTGGCGATATTTTGTATGCGTCTGCTGCAAACACTTTGTCTAAATTAGCGAAGCCAACAGCCAACTCCTATTTAGCGATGACTTCAACGGGTGTGCCTAGTTGGAAGAATCCTAAATATGGCACGTTTTACAATACAACAACTGAAACCGTTGGCATCATCAATACGGCGTATCCACTTAATTTTGATACAACAGACTTGAGCAATGGCGTGACAGTTGCAACGACTGCTGCGGTGGTAACGGGCAGCATTGCACTATTTGTGTTGACTGTCACAGCGGTCACAAGCGGCACATTGTCGATTGGACAAGTCATTAGCGGAACAGGCGTGACTGTTGGAACTCGGATTGTTGCGTTTGTATCTGGATCGGGCGGTGTTGGTACTTATACGTTAGATAAATCACAAACTGTTTTAAGCACAACGATTTCAGCAACTAAGCAATCAAGATTAACGGTATCGGCTGATGGTGTGTACAACTTTCAGTTTTCTTGCCAACTTGATAAAACAAGTGCAACTGCTAAAAGCCTTTATATATGGCCTCGTATTAATGATGTTGATGTAACTAACTCAGCAACAGAAGTTACATTATCTGGCTCAAATGCTGCGACTGTTGCGGCATGGAACTTTGTTTATAACTTGTCGGCTAATAGTTATTTTGAGCTAATGTGGTCTGCGGAAGATACGGGTTGCATTATGCCCGCATCGGCAGCGGCTGCACCAGTTCCTGCAATACCAGCAATCATTATGACGGTAATTAACAATATCAGCGTATGAGCGCACTATTTATGATCTATAAATCTGTAGAAAATAGATTGCCATTTGGATTTGATGAGTTTAGTGAAGCGGTAAAAGAATGGGAAATAATCCCTGTAATACAGCGAGGCAAGTTATTTGGTGGGGTAATGGTCAAAGGCAATGAAATTCATGTTGGATTTGCTGAAAAGCCCACGGCAAGTATTCGGGGCAATATTAAGGCGGTATTAAAGCCATTGTTTGAAAAGCATGGTTTTGTGGTTACAACGGTAAAAAAAGACAATATAAACGGTTTAAATTTCTGTAAACGGCTTGGATTTGTTGAATCTGGGCAAGATAGCGATAAAATCTTATTGAAGTGTGACGGGAGTCATTATGTTTAAAGTTTATCTCAGCCGAAAACAAACACGGGCAATGTCTAGCGAACATCCAGTCGGCGATCCGACGGGTGGCGCAGCATACCGTGAATTGCGTGATCCAACAACTGCAATTGCTGCGTCAGCTGGGGCTAACCTACTCGGTTCTGTTATCGGTGGTCAAGCGTCTAAATCTGCGTCTAAAACTCAAGCTAACGCAGCAGCAAATGCGGCAGCAGCACAACAACGCATTGCATCGCAACAAATTGAAGATATGCAAAAGATGCGGGCGCAGCAGATTATTGAGCTGCAAAACGCTCAAACTGATGCTATTAACCGTGGTCAGCGGGATAGAGCTTCTGCTATTCAAACGCTTGTCGATCAACGTACCGACGCATTGGCTCGCATTTACGGATCAAAAGACGCTGCTTTAAACGTAATTAACGCTCAACGTTCAGACGCTTTAGCAACAATTGGCGAACAACGTGGCGAGGCGGCTCAAACGTTTCAACCCTATATGCAAGTGGGGCAACAAGGCGTTGGTGCGATTAGTCAGCAACTGCCGTATTTTCAACAAACTTTTGGGCCAGAGCAGTTTAAAGCAAACCTAGATCCTGGCTACGAGTTTATGAAGCAACAAGGTCTTGGCGCAATCCGTCAAGGCATGAACGTCGGGGGCGGCGGCTCTAACATTGATCGAGCAGCTACTAAGTTTGCCGAAGATTATGCCAACACGGGGTATCAAAACGCTTACAACCGTTTTACAGGTCAACAACAAAACATTTATAACCGTCTTGCAGGTATTGCGGGGATTGGTCAAACAGCTACGGGGCAATCTGCACAAACAGGGTTAGGTTACGGTCAACTTGGCGCACAAACAGGTCTAGGCTACGGTCAATTAGGCGCACAAACAGGGTTAGGTTACGAAACTCTTGGGGCGCAAACGGGTCTTGGGTATGGCACAGCAATGGCTAATACAGGTCTAGGTTACGATCAAATGATTGGTAATCAGCAACTTGGTTTTGGTCAGACAATGGCTAGTTTTAACCAAGGAACAGGCGCAAACATTGCTAACTTAGCAACAGGCATGGGTACAGCGCAGGCGCAAGGCATCACAGGACAAGCACAAGCACAGGCCGCGGGTGATGTTGGTCAAGCCAATATTTACGCTGGTGCGTTAGGCAATCTTGGACAGCTTGGTACGCAATATTCTTACTTGCAATCACCTGCAATTCAGAAAGCGTTACAAATAGGGCCATATGCGCCACAAACAGGATCAACACCAATAAGCGGGGCTAGTCCAACTGGATTGCCTGTGGGCGGGGGCAGCAGCATTATGGTGGGCGGCTCGCCTACCTACACAGTAGCATAAAGGACAATCATGGCTGATAACACCATTGCGCTGCAAGTAAGACCAATGCCGCAAACCAATATTATTACTCCAATGACAGAGATTATGAATTTGGGGCGATCTGCTGTCGGTCTACAACGTGAAACTGAAACCTTGCCTTATGCAATTGAAACTGCTAAAGGTATGGCATCACAAGCCACTACTGGCGCAGAAAGCTCAATTTTTAAGTTAAATAACGAGCAATCACAGTTAGCGTTAAATATTGCAGGCGGTCTTGCAAACGATGATGCAATCATCAACGCAGGCAAAAATCCTATGGCTGCAATGAATACGATCTTGCAAGCAAAAGCACGGATGCTTGCTCAAGGTATCCCAGCGCACATAGTAGAGGCGAACACAGCACCTTTGATTACTAACTTAGTGTCTAACCCTGGTGGGTTTTTGCAGACTCTTAAAAACGTGATTCAAGGCGGTCTGGGCGCACAAGGCCAACAAGCATTGCAAACACCACAACTTACCGAAGCTGGCGGCGCACCTGCAACATTCCAAGGCGGCACAGGTACATTACGGACTGCGCCTATTGCGCCTGCGGGGTCTGGGCCAAGCACGGCTTCTGGTTCTCCTGCACCATTTACCGGACAACCTACAACGCAACCAACAGAACCACCATCACAACAAGTTATGCCGCAAACGCCAAGCGGCGATATGTTTGCAAAAGGTATGCCTACGGGCAAGCCTGGCACATTCTTTGGTGATAACGGTCAGATTGTTGATGCAAGCGGTAAGGTCGTATTTGATGCTGCGGTGCGTGATGCGTCAGGTCAAGTTGTTGACATGAAAGCCATGCCGCAAGAATACGATCCTATGAACAAGCCAATTGATAAAACACTTGGCACGGCGCAGCCTTTCCCTGTTACACCACCGCCAGCAACACAAGGCGCACCGTTACCACCACAAACAGGCGTAAGTGCCGATCAAATGTCACAACCTGTATCAACAGGCGCAGGCTTTAAATTATCGTATCCGGTTCGCAAGGCAGGCGAAGCTCGACAAGTGTTGGCTTCAGAAGTTGCAGACGAAGCGGCAGGTAATTTATATCGCAATTCGTTGATAAAGAATCAAGGCAATTTAGTCACTAACCGTAGAAATCTTGAAGAAGTAATTTCTGAAGCAGACAAGGTTGAAAAGAATCTTAGTTTGCTTGGATTCAAAGTTGATAACGCAGGATTTTTAGGCGCAGGCGCACGAAAACTTAACGAATTCTTTGGTACAGAAACAGGCATTACGCTAAAACAACTTAACAAAGACTTGGCTAACGTTGCGATTTCAAACATCACTGCGGCAGGCGGGTCAATGGATACCGTTGCGGGTCAGCAATTAACAAAGATGGCTAACGGTGATGAAACATACCCACCAGTTATTTTGAAAGATATTGCAAGGCGAGCAATGTCAGACATGACAAACTTAGATATGCAAGCCCGTGGCGCACAGGAATTCTCTCGCAAGTTTGGTGCTGCTAACTTAAATGATTACCGTCAGCAATGGTCTAAAAATGCTGATTCAAGATTGTTTGAATTGGTTAACATTGAAAACAGCTCGATGAGTCCTGAACAACGCCAAGCTGCAAGAGTTAAATTGTTTGGCGGCTTAAATGATAAGCAGAAATCTGAAATGGCTCAGAAATTGCGTAACTTGCAAAAGTTAAGCACAACCGGACAGTTATGATGGAATTTCAAAGCGCAATAGATTTTCTCTCAGGGTCAAAAAAGCCAAAAGAAGAAAGTGCAACGGGCTTTGATTCCGCATTGCAATTTTTAGAAGGCTTGCAACGACCACCTGTTGCACCACTAACACCACAGCAAGCACAATCACAGTTTGCTCAAATCCCGTTTCAACCATCAGCTGCACCGCAAGCACCAGCACCGCAGCCAGCACCGCAAGGTAACGCTGTACAACGTGCAATTGCGCCTGCTGCGTCATTTTTAGATGTAACTTTGGGCGGTCTAGCACCTGGCATTATTGAACCTGTTACATACGCAGGATCACGAGCATTTGGTGCAACACCTGAACAAGCTACACAAACATCACAAGCGGCTGCTGCGCCCTTTGTAGACCCGTTTGGCAAGACATTAGGCGTGTCTAATTTGCCACAGTACAAAGGCGAAGCGTCTCGTCAACTCATGGAGTTTATTGGCACAAACATGGGTAAGGGTGCTGAGTACATTGCTCAAGAAACCGGATACCCTGTTGCTGACATTCAAAACATGATGGGTACGCTAGTTGCTGGCGGCGGCACAGCAGCTGGTCGAGCGTTAGCGGGTCGTGGCGTAAGCCCTGCCGTTACGCAAATGCAAGACCAATATGCAGCATCATTGAAAGCTAGACAGCCACGCATTGAGCCTACGATGACCCCAGAAGGTGCGGTTACGCCTGAAACGGTTGCAGCGGTTACACCTGAAGCACCAGTAGCACCTGTAGCGGCTGCGGCTATGCCAGAAGTGCCAATGGCTACGCCTGCGGGTGAACTGGTTGTGTCAAAAGCACCAGGCATTGAGGTGTCGTACATAAAGCCCACGCCTGACGTACCTAAAGACACGCCATTTATCACTAGCCCATTGCAAGAGCGCATTGCGCCTGACTCAACGACTACGCCACGACCAACAATTGACAATCCTTTTGTTGAGCCAATGTACGCTAAGACGGGTACGCTGCCAATTGATGAACAGCTATACCGTGTTGAGACGGTTAAAGAGCTTGGCGTACCTACTATTCGTGATGGTACTAAAACAGGCGATGGGTTTAAGACTGCTGACGAATACGTTACGGCAAAGACTAGTGGCCCGAACAGAGATTTGTTTAATCAACAGATAGCGACCGAACAACAGGCGTTGCGAAACTACGCAAACGGTATCGTTGAGAAAACAGGCGGCAGCGTTGGATTAGATGAAAATGCTTTGTACAACCGTGGTCAAGCCATTGCACAACCGTTTGATGCGTTTAAAACGTTGTTGACCGAGCAAATGCGTGGTGCGTATCAAGCAGCGGGTGAAGTCGCACAAGGTGCGCCAGCTGTAGCACCGGACACATTTCAAAAGTTTCTAAACACAAACTCTAACTTTGTTGTTAACGACAGTTTTAAATCTTTGCGAAACGGCATTAAGTCGCATTTGACTGAGCAGGGTTTAGTTAATAAAGACGGCAGTATTAAACAAATGACTGTCGATCAGTCTGAATTGCTCAGACAATACATTAACTCTAACTGGAATCCTGACCGATCAAGAATCATTCACAAGTTGACCGATTCAATTGATAACGATGTAACTAAAGTTGCTGGTACTGACATTTATGAGTCAGCCCGTGGTATTCGTACCAAGATGGCAAACTTGCTAGAAGATCCAGTTGGCGTGTCTAAGATCATGGATTACGATCCTAAGACCCCTATCAATCGTTCTACGGCCTTCCCTGATATTCCGAAAGCTGTTGAAAAGATGACACCGGATCAGCAGGCGCATTTGGTTAAAGTTTTGCAAGATATGCCACCTGAATTGCAGCCACAAGCTCAAAAGGCTATTGCTGAAATTAAGTCACAATTCGCAAATCGAATTGCAGAGGTTGGCGGCAAAGGCGAGTTTTGGAACGCACCTGCGGTCAGCAAGTATCTTAGGGATAACAACCGTTCTTTGCGTATCCTAACTGGTGATCCCTTGATGGCTAGGTCGTTGACTGTCTTGAATGACGGTGGACACTTTTTGCGTATGGATAACGGCTACAAAGGTGCTGCAATCCAGTTTAAAAATATGTACGATAATCCGTTAATTAGCGGCACAACTCAAGCATTGGGCGGTGCAATTGGCGGTGGTATTGCATATGGAATGGGTGGCGGCGGTGCTGTAGGGGCTGCGGCTGCGCCTTTTGGTGCGGCGTATGGTAGAAGTGTTGCTGCAGGTAAATTAGAACGTGCTGCGGCTCGTAGTGCGGCTAGGAAAGGACAAGAAAGTTTACGACCTATTTCTGAAGTTTTAACCTCTTTGCAAAAGAAACGCTAATGGATTGGCAAAACGTAATCAACATAGGCATAGGATCATTGATTGCAGTCGGCGGTTGGTTTGCCCGTCAGCTGTGGGATGCTGTCCAAAAACTTAAAAGCGACATTAGTAGATTAGAGCTAACGATTTCTGACAATTACGTTAAGAAAGACGATTGGAAAGACGGCATCAAAGAGCTAAAAGAAATGCTTGGCAAGATATTTGACAAACTCGACTCTAAACAAGACAGGTGAAATCATCGACCCGATAACCATTCTCGCAGCACTCGGCCCCTTGGCTGTCGACTTG